ACCCTTCCCCTGCACATTCACATTTACAGACATATCTGTTTTATTCGGTTTATTTCTTATTTGCATAGCCGAATCCTGAGTTTCAAAAGCAACTCGTAAAGCTTCCTCGTGAATAGCACTCATCCCTTGATTGGTCTGAATTGCTGACAGGGCCAACACAGCATCCTGTGAAACAGCACCACCGTGTTCGAGCACTGGATACCCAGTAGTAACTGTAGCTGCGTAGTAATTCATAACAGCATCCTTTGTTTTGTTAAAGGCATAATCAATTGTTTGATCATGAGTCAAAACACTATAAGTTGTTTGAGCCAAAATGCTCAAACTAGTACTCAATGGAGCCTCCATTAAACGCAACAATGTTTGACTATTCAAATGAGGTTCAATTGAATTCAAAAGAACATGAGCTGGTGTTGAAACATTTCGGCCAACAGTATTTGCAACCCATTTCAACCACCCTTCTTTTGGAAGAAGGTCAATGTAATTCATGGTATTTGGTAACATTGCACTTGCAATTTGCATGCTGTCACCTCCATAAAGGGTGGAAAAATCAGTCCTTTCTGGGTACTTTTCTCCTCTACATCTTGTGCAAAGGGATTTCACTGAACACGAACGAAAACCAAACGGGCATTTTCCTTGTGGCTCTAAATAAATATTTCGCCCTGTCCAAATTTCATGTAATCTTTGATCTGATAAAACACAAGTTTTTGCTACAATCCATTCCGGGTCTTCTGCACAAATGTCATCATATTTGGCAATCAACCAATTGATAACTGATCGAAAAAATTTGCGATTTACCACGTCAGTGTACGCATTAATCATTAATCCTGAAGCTCGCACCAAGGCGAGAGCAGGAGTCTGATCTTTCTTTGCACTATATAGGAGACTAGTAATAGTTTTCTCCTTGTCGTACTGCGGAACAGCCATGCCACCTGCAAAAACAGTGTGAGCACTCAAATAATCGAGTTCCTCTGCTAATCTCGGATTCAAATCATCCGTAGTAGTAGTAATTCCAATTTGTTTCCATGCTTCAATCACTGAAGTAGCATTAAAGAACTCATGGGCCCAGTCTGATACTGTCCAGGTGTTGTCATCACCACACAAACACATTGAGGTGTTGCTAAGGAATTCCTTCAAATCAGTAATTTTCGGAGTAGGATGATTTCTAATCCAAGCATATCCAAGCAAGGTAAACAAAATAAGAGTATTATCATTAATAGTGTTCACTGAACCGGATGGATTTCCACCTAATTTCATCACCAGAATCCCTTCTGGTGTAATAATCACAGTATTCACAAGGTTTCGGTAATAAGTTTTAATTCTTTGCAAATTTTCTGGAGTCCTATCCTCTTCACGAAGACACTCCCAACGAAATTTTGCACATCCCCACATCATATAGGCGCGTAAGCTACTATCATATTCACTTTCATCTAACGCATATCCATTCTTAAAAACTGCCAACTTGCGTATCATACGGCTCCAATTTCCATACATTGGTGTCCAACCAACTGTACTACTGCTCTTCAACCATGAGGCATTCATTTTCTCATTCATGTCAGCAAATAATCGATTTCCTGACACTGTCGCATTGCAATTCAATGCCGTAAAAGTACGAATTTTATTCTGCTTTGTCTTTTCAGATGGTCGAATTTCTTCTTTAAGGGAATTGGTTGCTAAATAACAGTGATTCAGCTTTGTTGCCAACAGATCCCAATCGGTGACTTCTAAAAAATAATCTATTTCTGGATCACAATCAAACAATAATTGTTTTGTAGCATAATGCTGGTTAAAAGGAGATCCACTAGAAGTGGACATATCCAATTTTGCTTTAACTTCTCCGTAACTCCTCACACGTGAATCAAACATGTAAGGTCCGAAATGACCAGCAGTCATATCCCAAGCACGGTTCATATCAGTAACCATTTGGGCATCCATAAAAGGATCATCTTTTGCATACTTAGCTAAAGATTTGTAAGCTGCTTCTTCGTTTGGTCGCGGCAAACCCCAATCCATACTAGTTTCAATTCCCTTCTCATCCAAAAAACAGCGAATAAAAGGATCTACTCCTCTTTTGTTTTTGTAAATTGGATGACGATGAACACTCCCAACAATTGGAAAGTATTCCTCAGGGAGCCATTTATCATGTTCTTCTGAAACATAAGCAGCTTCTGAAAACGTTGGTCTTCCACCCTGAGTCGTCAAATATTTCTCTGGGTAAACCTCAAACACCCCTTGTTGCATCAAATCTGCAGGCAACGGTGGCAACTGAGAAAAGTCCAAACCGGTGTGAACCGTAGTTGGCACTTTTCGCACAAAATCTATCAGAGTTTGTGTAACAGGTTCAAATCTGCCAAAATCAGTTCCATTTCCGTGTGTCCAAAAACCTAAAATATTTCCATCAACATCAAGGACTGGAGACGTACAATCTCCTGAACGAGTTGGCGCGTTGCACCAACCTAAAGGACTAGCAAACCCAACAATTGAATCAGGTGTATTCGCTAAACCATCGCCAAAACCAAAAATTGTAACAATTTGAGATGTTGTCATAATTTTCAATTTTCTAACATTAAAAGGTGTTGGTGTTCCTGAACACACAAAACTTCCAATCTCATCATTGTGAGCAACAAGGGTACTTCCCTTCAACTTAATGCTGTGGTTGCTATTTCTGGCTGTATAATCTTTAGAAACGTCTTCACTTAGACAATGCAAAACACAAAACATTTGGTTTGCAACTAAAGTTCCTGTGCAACAATACACATTTTCTGAATTGTAAATTTTATACACTCCTGCACTAAGCAAGTTTGCATTCCAACTCTGCCGAGTCAATTTCTTCTTCTCAAGTTCTGATTGATATACCTTTCTCGCGGCGTTCAACCATTCAACATAATCTTGGGCTTTAACCTTAATAACACGTTTCTTCGAGTGAAAAATTTTTCTTTTCAAAGCAGAGTCGTCCTTCAATTCAGGCACGACTGGTGGTGGTGGATTCTTATTTTGGCGTCGCAAGTTATTGCGTTTGACTTCACGATAATCATATTCATCATGATAATCAGCAAATCTGTCGTCGTAAGTATCATATTGCTCATATGCACCATCTTGTCCATCATCTCTTTCGCGACCGTAGTATTCAGGTTCTTCCTCATTATCAACGGCACCAGGGGAGACATTGTAATTTCCCTTTGCTTTCCGGCGACTACGTTTTTGACCACGTTTATTCGCTTGTGGTGCGGCTGAAACAGTTTCACCGCCACTCAAAAGAATAGCAGTTGTCGCAAAACAAATTGCAAAGGTTGCACCCATTTTGAGTTTTCTTCGTGTGTCAACTGACAACTTCATCCATTGTTCATGAATAGCTTCACTGACATTTTCCAAAGGTGTGGCATAATACTTATCAAAAGTTTCATCCAGTGACTGAGTATACTCATTAGCACCCCACCATTCACAAAAAGACTCCCATCTACTACCACCAACTTCACTGGTGTCGCATTCTGCGTCCATCTTTTCTCCTTGCTCTCCCCCAGCTTTGGGGTGGCGAAAGGACGTTCCCGAAGTTGCTTTGGTCCATTGTGCTCGCGCATAAGTTCCATAATTTGCATTCTTCTGCTGATCCTCTGGTTCAAGATCAAAGAAGCATTGACCATCCAAAGTCGCTCCCTTACAACCAAATTCTGGTTGATTTCCCTGTCCACGTTTCCCAACGGGCGGCACTCTATCTTCCAACGTGTCACCAGATGGATCGTAGGTTGTACCAGGATGTGCTTTCATCCATGCGTCGTATTCCTGTTTGGCACGTCGCAATTGTTCAGCCCTTTGTGGACCAGGATTATAATCTTTTTTCACATAGTTTCCACGCCCTTGTCCTTTAAGATCTTTCGGGTCAACTTCTTGTGGCACAAAGGGAATTGGTTCAAACGGAACAGACTCATCATATTTAGGTGATTCTGGTGGCAACGATTTTTCATCAGTTGTGTCCATGTATTCACAATAAGGTCCATTTGCATCATTCAAAAATTCCACAAAAGATTCTTGCGTATCGAAAACACGAACTTTGTTCCACAATTTACATTGAATTGGGACCTCAAATTTTAACATATATGTTTCTTTTCGAAGGTCAACCAATCTAATCAATTTTGTTTGTTTAATATCAAATCTGACAACATTAACAAAATGCTCACCATGTGCATTAACATGGGTTCCTCGTCCAATTGGAAAACTCTTCTGTTTTTCATAAACGGGATCAGGAGATCTTGGACCTCCTTCATAATTCGCCTGGGCGTCTTGGTAATCACCATAGACTTTCTTCGCATGCTTACGAACCTCATCATTGGCGTCTTCTGGAAGATCATCAAATTCAACTTCTCCCCTCCACCAGGCTGCTAACCACTCACACATCCAAGATGCATAGGGGATTTGTTTCAACAAATCAAGCACTGGTCTAAAAATGCTAACCATTCTTTTGGCTCCTAAAATGGGAGCTAACAATAACATAACTAACGATATAATGCCGGTGGCAAACATGCCTGTCCGGTTTGCGTCTTGACGTGCTCCCTGCGGTTGCAGAAAACTCAATCTTTGTTTCCAAAAGTTACTACACAATGACCCAAAAGTCAATAATGCCGTAATACCCTGTAATCCAATAGACCAGTATGCTGCGGTTTTAACCTGCTGCGCATATTTGTCAAATCGCCCTAAAACGGCAATCAAAAAGACTATAAACGTTATCAAATATCCCAAGGAAATAATCAAATTTCCGACCGCAGGCAAATCTTGTGCCCACTGGGATGGTTCTGCTCTTCCTAAGCCGAAGAACATAAAAAGTGTCAGAATTTTCAATTCTGCACGGTACTGTTCAGTGAAATAAAAC